GTAAAGAGTACTACGAAGGTGTCGGCGATTCTTGTCAATTGCCTTCAAGAGACAACCCAATGGCGAATGTCCTCATGGGTGATGACCCAAATCGCCTACCGGCGTGTGATCACGAAATCGTGAGGAATGACGTGAATTCCTTTATCAAGGGTGACATGGCATTTGGGCCAGCTCGTTCCAGATCCACACTCCCAAGATACCAAGAAAATGCACTTGCCCGCCAATTTGTGTCGGCACCGGTGACGACCATTCCAGGTGATCAAACTAAGTTTGCGGAGTATCTCTATGGAAAGAAGGGTGCTCCAATGTGCAAGAGTGACGGCAGTGTCTGTAACCCAAATGCTAGAGGAGTTCAACTCGAAGCCTTTGCGGGTCTCGATCCAAACGGCGACAAACGAAGTGGTATGCACGGTTTCACCCACGCCTAAATAAATAAATCTTATGTAATAATAAATGGCTTACCAATTGCAGCCAGGTCTTAAGGTGGTTGAGAATCCAGCCGTTCCAGTGAACTGCGCGACGGAAGAAGTGTTTGTGTATCCTCAGCCCAGCACATTGAATTATGGTTCGTCCCGACCAAACACTATGTTGTATGGTACAGCACCATTCATGGCTGGTAAGGGTGCTCCAGCGGAATTTATCGAAACGAGCGATGAGCTTCGTCCACAATCCACATCTAGATTTAACAAGGTGCTCGCGAAGACTTACGAAGAAAACTTGTTCCCATTGCAAAACATGGAGTGCAAGTTGCCACTCCGTACCATCAGTTATGAACCAATGAGCACTCGTTCAGAAGTACAAAACGGAATGTTTAACCAAAGATACTTAAATAAAAATATCAATAAGAAATAAGAATGGCTGATCCAATATCTGTAGCAGCTATCGCAGGTCTTGTGTACGCGGGTCGAAAGTTGAGCCAACCAAAGGAAACGTATGTGATGATTCCAGAACAGATGGTCAACACCCCAACCGTTCAAAATCTTGAAACTGTCAAGGAACATCCAATCGAAAACTTGAAGCCTGTGAAGACTTCAGTCGACAATTTGGGTGTTGTGGCACCACAATTCAGAACAAGTGGCGCCGAAGTCCTTGAAATGCGAAACCGTATGAATGATTACAACCGAATGAACAATGTTTCTCCCGTCGAGAAGAGATTGGTTGGTCCAGGTCTTGGCGTGGATCCATCGGTTCCAAGCTATGGTGGTTATCAGCAGCTTTTGCGTGTGAACCCAGAAAATGTTGGTGCTTACAGACTCACGACTCTTCCAGGTAGATCTGGTCCAGCTCAAGATACGTCTGGTGGTAGACGAGGCGTTGTGGGTACAGTGGCACACAACAGACCAGAAAAGACTGCATACTTGCCCGAGCGTCTTCCAACTACGCTTGGTCGCGCCCAAGGTATGTCTGGTCGCACCCCAAGAGGTGATCACGAAAGAACTAAGCGAACCACTAATCGTGCTCAAACTGGTCTCAGAACGGATACACTCAATGTCGCCCCCGCGAAGAGATTCATTTCTGCGAGCACGGTTTATCAAGATCCAACTAGAAATAAGAAGGATGGTAACATGGAACAATATCAGTACATGAACCAACCACAACCAGGTATTAACAGTTACGCGCACGGCTACTTGTCTTCTCCAAGTGTCGCTCTTGGTGGAAACCGCGCGTACACGACTGAAGAACTCCAAGCCTATGGTTTCAGACCAGATGAACGCCGTGGTAAGGCGAATCGCGCCTCGAATCCGGGTCGTATGAATGTCCGAGCGAGTGCACTCAACCAAGGTGGTATGCTTACCTCGGCTCGATCAGACACGACTCGTGTGGATGGTCGTGTGAACCCACTTGCCGCGGGTTGGACGCAACAATACACAAATACATCTTTCCACGACCTCAACCCATACAAGGGTGCATATAACCCACATGCTTCCCAGAACAGCTTAGGTGTGGCGAAGAGACAACTTTTGAACAACCCATATGCGCATCACTTGTGCTAATTTAGATTTATTTTAGAGTAATACACTCATTAAAATATTGTCCATATATTTTAATGAAGGTCCATACCTTAGATATAGATAGTGGTGATAGAGACCCCATACTTTATCCTAATCCAGGTGATTACACTATATTTTTGAAAAACCCAGTATATAACGTGTCTAAAATTTCACTCGTGTCTGCGCGTATACATAATAGCCAGTTGTTAATACACGATAGAAATAACACTTTTACTATAAACACGTTTTCTATGAGCGAAACTGTCGTCATTCCAAATGGAAACTACGATGGTACAGAATTAGCGAGTAATATAGTGCAATCATCATCTATAATAGACAGCGCCACTTATAATATAACCACGAACGATATCACTTTTAGTAATATCACGAACAATTTCACGTTTGCATTCTATGGAGGTGAAAATGGGTACACGTCTTCTAATTTATATACGACACCACACAATGTACTCGGACTTCCATCAAACAATGTACATTCCGAATCAAACACACTCCGAACGGGAAGTGTAAATTTACAGGGTGTTGATGCATTCGTGTTAAAATTGAGTAGTGGATCTGATGAATTTAATAAAACGATATACTCGGATACACCTTTTTATACTGGTAGGATACTCGCGCACGGGGACGTCGTAAACTATTCTGGGTCGGACGATACACTCGAACACAATTTCGACTCTGGTCAAAAACAAGTTATTTCATCGATACGTGTACAGTTCTTTTACAGTAGTAACGGGCGTTTGATACCATATGATTTCAGAAATGCAAATCACGTGTTGAAACTCGCATTGACGTGTTCTACTGATAAGCTCGAGAATGTCGCTAAAGTTGAAAGAGATTTCACTCTTCCACCACCAATTCACATTCCGGAATTTGAGGATGTGAATAGATGGGATGCTTTCGTATCCATATTTTTGATAATATTGGTTGGTGTCGTGATGCTTCTTGTGTCGAAGAGGCAACCTTAGCGGGTAACCGCGTAGATTGGTTGCGCTGGCTTGCTGACACGAGTAGACACACGAGAAATGCCGAGGTAGACGACGATCGACAACAAGGTCGTGAACAAGGCGGTGAGGGTGTAGTTCATACCACCGTTCTTGTTAACCTTAACGACTTGGTTAACCAACCAGCGGACGAGATCCATCCACGAGAGGGCAGCCGCGAAGGAGAAACCGGCGACAACGGCGTTCAAGGATTGCGATTCGAGTTCTTGACTGATGAGCGTAACAGTTTCAGCAGCGGACATGGTATATATTACAACTAGAAAATTTATTCTGGAACTAATTCTTCAACCACGAGTATCTTCTTGTACTTTTTGGCCTGGTACCCCTTTGTATTCCCTTCAGCTTCTGTGTCCGAGTCTGAGTCCGATTCCGATTCAGAGTCAGAGTCAGAATCGGATTCACCTACCCTAAATTTCTTGTATTCCGTCTCTGACCACCCCTCTGGCTCAGTGTCCATTATTATCAATAGCATTTTTTAAAATCTGTTCTGACGGATTCATTGGAACCCAAGAATCCCATAAGTCATACGATTCATTTATTTTATTCATGACGGCGTCGTCACCTGAATATCTGGTAAATTCGCCTTCACCTTCTTCCAAAATTTCCATGTCTTCTTCATCGTCATCACCTTCGTATATTTCTGGAAAATGTGACCCAATTTTTTGACCGACCTCATGCATGGCACAATACTTCATCGCGTATTCCACGTCTTTCATGAGAACGACATTTCTTCCACACGCCTTTGCGTATTCACACGCTAACAACATACCTTTTTCGATCACTGGAATCATTATGTTTGACATGGCTTCCATGTATTGTTCCGTTTGCCCATCGGCGCTTCCCGTTGGATCAAAACCCGTCTTCATTATGTATCAAATAGTAAAGTGCAAGTTCCGTTCTCCACGCGGAGTATGTTATAACTTTGCGCGTAAACTCTAAGTTGCTTATCTTTATTTGATGGGTAGTCGAAAAGACCTACACGTAGTATTTGATTTTTAACGTGCGAAAAATTGAGTTGACCCGTGGGATACCATCTTTCGGGTTCGAGGGCAAAACTATACGAATAGAATCTTCTGTATACGGTGGTTCTGGAGTGGTGTTTTCCGGGTTGTATAGCCCTGAGGTGAACAACGTTACCTGTGACTTCATCGAGTACGTTTTCCCCATCCAAATTTAAGTTGATGTATTTAATTTGTTCCGCGCTCGTAAAAAGATTATACTTATCGATGATTGCGTTTGCGCAGTATTGATAAGGGGTGGCAAAGTCATTCACGGTGTTTGGGTCGTTATCAAATTTGTCTTTCACGACAAAGAAAAGTTCTTTTACTGGATTCGCGAAAGATAAACGAACTTCATGTACATTACTTTTATTGAGTGTATCGGGTTTAGCATCATCTTTGTCGAGTTCAAATATGTTTGCTTGTGTTTGCGTGACTATGTAATCTACGCGCTTGGGAAACGTCTTATCTTTGAGAGAAACCATTTCCGTACACAAGTGCATCTTTTTTATGAGATTCTCTGGATTTTGACCCAAATAGTACGTGGTGATATCGTTACCTATGGTAGCCACGTTCGAAGCAAAAATACACTCTTCCGCCTTTCTGAATTTTATAGCGATTTCAACCTCTTGTTTTGTGATCGCATGCAATGGAACCGCGAGCTCTGGGTGTTCGTGGAAATAAAAAGGGAGATCAACTCGGTAAGACGTGTCAACTTTTGAACTTTCTATTCTGTCATCTCTTATACCAGTGTAATAATCGTTATAAATTGGAAAAATCTTATCGGGTTTGCCCACGAGTTTTCTGAGTGCAGTCTGTTTCGATTGAGACACAAATACCTCTGAATATATAGCCAACATATCGGATGGGATTCGTTGAATGAGGGTCCCACCTATGTAAAGTTCAACGTAATCTATCATCGCTTGTGCTATGGACTCACAATAGGTGATGTGATCATGTGAAGGGTCGGAAGACAGGTTTTGATCTATGGCACCGAGTGTGAGTTTTAAACTGAGACCTTTTATGAGGTCACCTTGATCTTGTGGTATCACACAACGTAACTCTTCACCGAATTCCATTCGACCAGTGAATTCCAAATCATCATAGAATCTCGCGTAATTCCCATGTTTTTTGAAATTTTTTATGAAATACGTGTACTCTGGATCATCTGTAAACAGCCTGTCCTGTGGACCCACAGTTTCAATTTGGACTCTACCGGCCATTACTAATATTACCCCCTAAAATTTTAAACCGGCCATACCTCCACTCACTCTGAGAACGTTATAATTCGATGCATACACCCATAAAGTGTGTGTGTGCGTTGGTTGAATGACATCTAGTTCAACATCCATGAGTTTGTGTATCACACGGCTCATGTTTACTTGCCCCGTGGGATAATGAACACCGGGTTTCATTGAAAAACTATAAACACCGAACTCGTGATCGTCATCTATGGAGTTTGTGTAATGGCGCAAAGGTTGCTCCGCTGAAAGCATGATATTATCTGCGTCTATGATCTCGTTGTTATTGAATTTAAGATTTACGTGTTTTATGGGTGCGTGTTCTCTTGTGACGTCATCCCTGGCGAGAAATAGCAATTCTTTCACCGGATGTTGAAAATTAATCATAAAAGCTCGCTTTGAAACACCCGCTTTCATTCTAACTTCCGCTAATTGTGTCTGTGTTATCACGTACTCTATAGGGCGAGTGAGTATGAAATCCTTTTCATCTTGAGTGACGTACACAAAATCACAATAAAGACTCATATTTCTTGGAATCATGGAACACGTGGGTGCATACGAACTCTTGTTTACATAAAAAGTTTGATTATCAAAGTGGTATTCACCCACTAAATCATCTATGTTAGATTTAAGTTTAGCTTTTATTTCTATGATGTGTACATCTAGACCACACGTGGGTATGGCTAAGCTTGGATGGCGATTGAAATAAAATGGTAATTGTATTTTGTATTTTTGAAACTTGTTGTATTGTTCATAATAATCATCATAAATGAGCAAATCACTATTGTGAAGCGTCGTCGGTACGAGTGTAAAATTTGTGTCGTTATCCGTATAATTTAGTTGATTATACATATACACGTAATCGCCTGTGATGCGCTGTATGAGCTGACTACCTATGAATAGATCAACGTACTGTATTATTTTTGTAGGCATCGACTTTTCTTTCCATCTAAATTGTCTCACATCTAGGGACATGGAATAGCCAATATATGAGATGGTAAACCCCGTGTAATTTCCAGTGTTTACTGGTATTTTGAGTGTGTATGTGTTATTACCCAAATCAGTCCATTCATACGGATCACTCGTGCCGTTATTATTGAATGTTAAAGCGACGTTACTAGTGTTACTAACAAAGGTGTACGTTTTACCTTGATAAATTGGGTAATAGGGTGATTCTACGCCATCCACGGAAAACACACCGGGGGTGGCTGAAATATC